CGGCGACGGGGCGCAGATTGGCTCGTCCGGCGACGGGGCGAAGATTGGCTCGTCCGGCTACGGGGCGCAGATAACCTCCACTGGTAAGGATTGCGTCATCTGCTGCGCTGGGAACAACTCTCGTGTCAAGGCAAAACTCGGATCATGGGTCACGCTGGCAGAATGGGCGTACAGCGAGGAAAAGAATCGCTATGTGCCGAAAATGGTCAAAACATTCCAGATTGACGGCGAAACTTACAAGCCTGATACCTGGTACTGCATGAGGAATTGTGAAATCTTGGAGGTGAAGTGATGGATACAATAGAAATACCATTTGGAGCAAAAGACTTCGAGACCCTGGGATGGACTTTTATCATCCCAGAAGGCTTTACTGCTAAGATCGAAGATGGGAAGATTATCGTGAAGAAAGAAGAGACCGAGGACGAGAGGATAAGGAAATCTCTTATATATTATCTACATGGACTTGGCGAATTTGATTATCCCGATAAAGAAACATACAATAATTGGCTTGCCTACCTCGAAAAGCAGAAAGAACTGTTTGAGTCGGGAAGAGGACTTTATTACTATGACGGCGAGAAGACTACATATTGTGGCTACCCTGCAACGGAAGAAAATCCGAATGACTTTGCTATAAGCCAGCAGGAAAAGCAGAAAGAATCTTTACATACCCAAGAAATATGTAAAGAAAATGCCGATTCTTTTACAGATGGTATTATTGAAGTCAGGTCTTTCCAAAGAGGGATAGAAGAAGGAAGAAGGCTTGAAAGAGAAAAACAGAAAGAGCAGAAGCCAATACAAAGCAAAAGGCTTGCAAATGAGGTTATCAAATACCTTACAAAGTGCGGTTATTCTCCGGTCTTAAAAGATGATTCAAAAAAGAAACACTTCCATATTGATATTCCTCGTCACGAAGATGATTTCTGGCTTTCAGAAGAATATAAGCATTGCCGTAGCGTACTGGGTGAATATTATATGGAAGGAGACTATGGGGATGACACATACACATTATATGTTTGGAGGGAAAAGAAAGAGACTAAGCCCGCAGAGTGGAGCGAGGACAACATTAAAGAATTAACCGAATTTGAGGCTGCTATGCTTCATATTGGGATGTCTTTTTTTGGTGGTTCTGCTGGACTTAACCCAAACAATACAAATGAGGTTAAGAAACAAGCAAAGCTATTATTGGAATTAGTTCCAAAGCAAGAGTGGGGTGAGAAAGATAACATTATGCTTGAGAATACAATTCTTTGTCTAAAAGAATATTGTCTCACTGACGAAATAACTTGGCTCAAATCCCTCCGTCCTCAGCAAGATAGATGTAAAGACTGTCCACACAGAGGCGATATGTTTTTACTCACTCAAGGCTTTAAGTCTGGTAAACATGAACTCGCAATCAGGTTTATGGATTATCTGGATGAAAATAGACCAGAAGACAAGATGGGCTTATCCAATAGCGAGTGTGAGGACATAGACAAGGCTTTTAATGAGAATGACTGGAATAAGATAATCAGATACATTGAAAAGTATAAGCCTCGTTGGAAACCCAGCGAGGAGCAGATGAGTGCTTTGTCAGATACTCTTGATTTTATGCCCGACACATTTAAACAAAAATGTACACTTGTGACATTACAAAATGATTTGGAAAAACTGATTTAGATTATGAAAACGAGAGTAAAAATAAATGGTAGAAGCCCTTACGGAGAATGGGAGCCCGGAGACACCGGTATTGTAGATGGGTATTGCCGAGGTGGAGATAATACTCCCTATGCAGTTGTAATCCTTAACAAGAATTTCCGTTTTGTAATGGTAAATTTAGAGCAACTTGAAGAGATTTAGATAAGACACAGGAAGAAAAACAACTACTATTAAAAGACCTTTGTGCAAGATTGCCATATGTAACATTTGTGTATGTAGAATATCACGAAACGCAAGAATTGGAGATTTGTGATGGTTGTGAAGATGATGAAGAAGAACCGAATATTCATACACTAATATCGTGTGACTATTATGGCGAATGTAACATAGATGCTGAGGGATATGAAACCGTTTATAGCATCAAACCTTATCTCCGCCCTTTATCTTCTATGACTGACGAGGAAAAGGAAGATTTCGGCGTCCCGTTTACATCAGAGGGACTTGTTACACTTGCTGATACAGTAGAATGTATGGATTGGCTAAATGCCCACCACTTCGACTATCGTGGGTTGATTGAAAAGGGTCTTGCTCTTGAAGCACCCGAAGGAATGTATAAAAATCATTAAATATTAAATAATATGGAACTTAAAAGAAGAATAAAACTAAACCCCGTTGTTGCGTTTCGTAGGTCGGAGCAGAATCCGTATATGTACGGATTGCAGATGAAGCGTGATTTAACAGTAAAAGAAGCCTGCCACATCTACCGCAACATATTCCTTTTTGACATTGACCTATCGCTTAACGAGAGTGATGCCGAGGAAAAAAAGGAATACTATACCGCAATTACCGAAGCGATGAACAATTACATCAAGGGCGACATTGGTTGGAATACATTGTGTGATGAAACCTACTGCTACGACGATGATGATACCGGAGCATCTGTTGCGTCGCACCTGAAACTTGTAGAATACCTACAAAAACGCGGAGTTCTTTAACCCGGCGAAAGCCTAAAAGAGAAAGAAGATGGATTTAAGAAAGTTGAAGAAAATCGCCCGACCGGGGAATGTATATGTGATTATTGGGAAACATACTGCATTTATGTCTCTGGGTGGTTTTAAGCGAACCCAAAACGGACTTGAACCAATAGCTATAAATGGAATTGACTTAAAGCATAGAAAACATGTTTCTCGGTGTGATGGCAGAGTTCGCCTTGCAACAAAAAAGGAAGCGGCAGCATACTGGAACATTATGAAACAGATCACGAACAGCCTTCAACCCGGAGAAAGAATAGAAATCATCATTTAGATTAAAAGAGAAAGAATATGATAAACGCAAATGAACTATGGTTGGAGATTGGGTGATGTGGAAAAATAGGCAAGTCCAGATTGCAAGAGTTGGCGGAATTGTGTACTCTTTTGGACATGTAGACGTAACCCTTGCCCACTGTAATGACGAAAACCTTCTTGAAACGCACGATATAAAAAGCGTTTCGCCAATCCCTCTCACTGAGGAGATTCTGGAAAAGAATTTTCCCGACCCAACTGACGGACTAAGCTGGTTCCCGGAAGAAGGCGGATTTAACTGCCACACCTACGTTCCTAAGTGCGAAATTAACGCTTTTGGACTTTTCAAGTATGTTCATCAACTGTCCAGGCATCAATACGACCACGGGGACATCAACATCGAAGGTGGAGGGTCATGAGTAAGAGAGCAGAAGAAAAAGCCAGAGAATACGAGAACTCCCTGGACTATTACCACTACACCAGCGACAACCCGTCCGTTGCATATAAGGCAGGCTACGAGCAGGCATTAAGTGATATAAAGAACTTAATAGATTCCAACATAATGCCAGCTTATGCTGGAAAGATAATAAGACTTATTGAACAGAATTATGAGTAAAAGAGCAACAGATGCTGCGCTGAAAGCGCTTCCGGATTATTCACCGGACGGAAAGCACAAGGCCGATTTAACACTTGACAGGTTACTATATCAGCGCGCCTATGAGCAGGCCGAGAAAGAATTTGCAGAGGCAATAAAGACCGCCGAAGATCATGCATTTTTTGCCGGGAGTGAATCAATGAGAGAGAAGGTCATCTCCCTCATCGAATCCCGCATAGGGGAAATTCTGGGTGATGCCCAGCCAGCCCCGGTTTTAAGGGCAGAATTAAGAGAATTAATCAATAGAATCAAAGAGAAATGAAAATCATCAGATTCGACACACAAGGGAATTGCCAATTCGTCTATTTCGATTGGCGCGAGTTCAAATTCAAAACAACTTGCTGGGCCGCGAGTTTAGACAAACTCCTCGGCGCAACACGAGAAAAGAAACATTTTATTATCGGTTTCTGGAATTACAAATGAAAATCAAAGACAAAAACATGGAACAAAACACTTTATTTCCTTTGAAGTACCGCCTCCGTAAGACGGATGAGCCGGTAGAGATTGTCGCCTGGGAGACCGTAGAAAAAGGCGCAAGAAACGAGAACGACTGGGTGTCTTATATAGATGCTCAGGGTAACGAGCACGTCAAGGAGCATCTGACGCTGGAGTGGGATTTCGTCATCGATAGTCCGCTTGAGAAGATCATCTCCGGCGGTTTCGGGAGTGGCCTGGATAAGTACGACCCGTGGGAGGCAAGGCGGTATGAGTTGGCGAAGGAGTTCGTGACGGATGGCATTGAGGATATTGATGGCGCCGTTGCGATGGCGGACGAACTTATCACAAAACTGAAGAAGTCTCCGGAACCGGCCAAGGAAGAGGATGGATACGAGAATATCGGAATCGGCGAAATCGTCGAAACGGTATCCGACGACGGCACCGAAATCTTCAGGAAGTTTATATTCACCGACAGAAAAGACATCGTCGGCTACGAGGGTGACAGCGGTAGATGGAAGGTCGGTGACAGGGTGAAGGTCTACATCAAACGCTTGAAACCTCAAGAGGAAGAAAGGCCTGTGCCGTAATCCGAAAAAGGGGCTATAGTAGGATTGCCGCCTAGTGGGCACCTGAGCCTAATTATGGCGAATTCGCCATAATTAAAAGGCGACAGACCACGGCGTAATTGCCAAGGAGTGCACTAACGGCGGCGCATCGGTGCGGATGAGGGACAAGACCGGCCGCTACTGGCGGAGGAGGCATGAGAAATTCGCACCGATTTTTGGATGGGTAGCTCATGGGTAGAGCGTCTGGTGTCGTGTGCGCCACGGCTTTGAGTCCAACAGAGGTCGCAGGTTCGAGTCCTGTTCCATCCGCAATATGATTAACAAGGGACTATTTTCATCAAACAGTAACGAGTGGGCAACTCCGACCGACTTCTATAAGAAGCTGGATGCTGAGTTCCATTTCAATCTTGATCCATGCTGTACGCGCGAGAATGCCAAGTGCGAGCGCCATTATACTATTGATAATGACGGCCTTACGCAAAAATGGGGGGGGGGTAGGAACGAGAGTGTTCTGCAATCCTCCTTACGGCAGAGAGATTGGCAAGTGGGTCAAGAAGTGCTACGAAGAGAGCAAGAACTGCGAGGTCGTGGTTATGCTCATACCTGCCAGGACAGACACGGCCTATTTCCACGATTACATCTACGGCAAGGCTAAGGAGATTCGCTTCATCCGTGGCCGGCTGCATTTCAACGATTCAAAGCAGGGCGCTCCGTTTCCGAGCATGGTAGTAGTATTTTAGAATGGCAGTACAAATTACGAATCTAAGCAAAATGACGATGACCATCAAGCGTTACATCCGGCGAAGCGGCGAGACCGTGTTGCTGTATCCGAGCCTTCATTCCGTGTTGCCGGAGCCGCTCCAGCCGTCAGAGCTGGACAGCATCCGGGCGGAAGATCTGGAAGACGGGAAGTTCTACGAGGTGAACCTTCGGGTCTGTTGGGAAAGATAGACCCGCATAACGGGAAGATAACCATATATTCGCATCATGATCTACTACATCGACAAGGCAGCGCTCTATGACCTCATCGACGCGGAGGTGTCCCGCGTGGCGGATGCGGCGTATGCCGGGGACGGCACCTCGCTGTATGATTCCGTGGTGCTCACGGAGAAGGACCGCGACATGGTGGAAGACCTGATCGACGACGCGGTGAGCGCCCTTATGGCCCGCACATGGGACATCAGCACGCACTATCGGGAGACCGCCACGGACACTTATGGTGAAACCGTCCTCACGGGTCGCGTCGGAATCCGCTTCCTGGTATCTGACTTCCCGGATGTGCTGGAAGATATCACCGCGGACGAGATCTCGCGATACATCGCGCTGTACGCAGCGGCGGGCATCTTCCGTGAGCGTCAGGCATCCGCCGTGCCGCAGTATGACGGCATGGCAAAGGATGCGATGGACAAGGCCGTGACGCTGCTTAGTACGAGAGTGGAACCCGTAAGAGTATAGGCCATGGAGACAGTCACGATCAATATCACCCGGGCCAACCTTATCGCCGACATGCGCGTCAAGTCGCATGCCGAGGTATCCGTGCTCCCCGACCCGCAGGAGCGGTTCCGTGCGGAGCTCGGCACCGAGAAGCTGCAGGAAGCGAACCAGTGCATCACGGATGCCGCGACGGAGATCCACTCCGTGCTTCGCACTTTCCTTACAGGATTCTCGGGGGCAGAGACCGCTACAGACAGCTACGACACCACGGCCACGATATCATATACGTTTTCAGTAACGGAACGAAAGGCTCCCGGCCTTGCCGACACGCTGACAAAGGCCATCCATGCATACATCGTGGACTCCGCACTGGAGAAATACTACTCTTCCGTATCCCGCGTTGACTTTGCGGAACGGCACCGGGCACAACTTCCGTCAGAAATAACCGTCATTAACAACCTGTTATACCGCCGCAAGAATCCGACATACACAAGGCCATGAAGACAAGGACGATCACCATTTCCAAGAATGACATCTTCTTCGACGTTGATGCCGTAACGCATGTCTTTTCCCGTGCAAACGAGGGGCAAGGACTGCAAAGGGCTGATGCCGTGGAGTCGGACACCGGCGACGACTTCAACGAGACGCTCATCACACGATTCGCGGATCACAGGGCATCCGAACTGTCCGAAAGCCTCGGACGGTTCCTGGCTCCCGACAACAGCGTCATTGCGACGATGGGATCCTCTATATCCACGAGTACCAGCTATGAATTCCCGCTGAAAGTCGAGGATGCGTTCTTGGATGAGCTGATGGGGACGCTGGTGGACCAGATGGAGACATACATCGCCGAAGGAGTGGTAGCGGACTGGTATGGCTCGGTCGGTGAGCCTGGGGCTGCGGCATACGCCCAGCACCTGCCGGTGATCCTGGCACGCATCAAGTCCGTCATTGTCAAACGTAAATTTCCTGAGCGCACATGATAACCATAACTATCAAGATGGCTTCCCTTCTAAGTGACATCAAGGTGAAGTCGTATATGAACACCGCAAGGATCAAGGACAGCGAAGACCAGTATTCGGTGCGCGTCGGAGAAGAAAACGAAGTTGAAATAAGGCAGTCCCTGCAGAACGCATGGCGCGAAATGCTGTCAATTTGCCGAAAGTTCCTGGTTCTGAACCTGGATCCAACCACAACGACCGGGGATGATGAACTGGAAGCGACGATTGCCACGGACGACAAGGAGCTGCATCTGGATTTCAAGGAGCCGATGCCCGCCGAAGTGGTGGATGCCCTTGCGCAGGCCATGCACGAATACCTCGTTGCGGGTGCGCTCCGCCGCTTCTATACGAGCACTGCAATGCCAGACCTTGTGGCTCTCTATGCGCCGCAAGAAAATGCCGCCAGAGCCACTATCCACGAACTCATTCACTACAGACCCATGCCATGACGATAGAACTGCTCACCGAACCGATCATACACGAGATACGGCAGAAGTCGCATCTTGAAGTGCAGGACATACAGGACCCCGAGGCCCGCGATAATGCTCGCGCAGGACTGGATAAGATGGACGAGATCCGCCGCTGCCTAGAGGACGGGATATCCCAGGTGCGCCGCCGCTGCCTGCGGTTCCTGCGCAACGAGTATGCACACTGGGCTGACGATACCCGGGCCGTGCCGGAGTCCTATGTCTTCGACTTCTCCATGTCGGAGCGCCGCTCACTGGGGAAGGCACAGCCGCTGACGGATGCCATGCACGACCTTGCGGTGCAGTATGCGCTCTCGAAGTTCTACGCCACGGTCAACCAGAAGGAACTGTCGAACAAGCACAGCGTCATGGCGCTGGAGGTCGGGAGACAGATCGACGAACTGCTTTACGAAAAACTACCACCGAGACTATGAGCACAGGACACTATGTCGGGCCGGTAATACTTGCCAGCGACGCGGAAGCCGCACGGAAATACCGTGTCATCGAGATTTACAAGAACGAGGTGTACAAGGACATCGACTTGCACACGCACAAGCACGTTGAAGGCAGCGGCTCTGAGGATCTGCGCGCCCGCAACGCCGTGTCTTCCGACTCCACGGAAGATGTGGACAGCGCGGTTATCGCCCGTTACGTGGAGTTCCACGATGCGATCCTGCGGTCCCATATCCGGTTCGCCCTTGCCGACAAGACGCGAGAGTACGCCGCGGATCCGCTCACCCTCGACAAGAACAAGTACCGCTACGAACTCATTGTCCCGGATGACTTCAACGACAACACGATGCGGCCACTCGCCGAGTTCATCCATCGCTTCCTGGTGTTCGGCGCGCTCTATGACTGGTATGCCCAGTTTGGCGACCAGCGGCAGGCCGCAATCTGCAAGGGGCAGATGGAGGACTTGGAAGAAACCATCAAGTCCGCTCTCCGTGGCGGCTCCATACAAAAACGACCGATGCAGCCGTTCGGGCCGGCATATAAATTCAAATAGCCATGGCACAAGGAAACAAACGGGTCAAGGGAGACGGGAAAGGCCGTCAGGGCGGAAGGCAGAAAGGAACGCCGAACAAGGTCAACAAGGAGAAGCGGGAACTGATCGGCAAATTCATCGCGGACAAGTGGGATGACTTCGTACAATCTTACGAAAAACTGGATCCAGAGAAGAAATGCCACATCATGGTGGATCTCCTTCCCTTTGCCATTCCCAAGCTCTCGTCCATCGACTACGAGGGCAAGACCACTGTCAAAACCATGAATGACGAGCTGGACGAGATCTCCGGCGAAAAGACACGTCAATGAGAAGCAAGTATGGCAACAGGAAGGTCGAGGTGGACGGACACTCGTTCGATTCGCGCAGGGAGGCAAGACACTACATCTACCTGCGGGATCTGCTGCGCAAAGGACTGATTCGAGACCTCCGGATGCAGGTGCCGTATGAATTAATCCCGGACATCTATGAAACTCAGATCGTGCATCTCAAGACCAAGGACAAGACTGTGGAGAAATGCGTACAGAAAGCCGTTCACTACGTGGCGGACTTTGTTTATACGGATGTCGCAACCGGAAAGGAGATTGTCGTTGACACGAAGGGATTCCGCACGAAAGATTACATCCTCAAGAAAAAGATGATGCGCGCCTTCAACGGTATCTCCATCGTCGAGGCGTAGCCGTTGAAACCAGTTTCTCCGGCCCCACTGTTCTAGTGGCGGCTAGTGCCAACCTTGCCACTTGGGAAAGATAGACCTCTTACCCCGACGCGATTGCGCAACTTTGTTGAGTAATAAAAGTATCTCAACATGGGACCACAGCAATACGCGGCAATGGCAGAGGGCAGCATCGGCCTGACGGCTGCAATCGGCGGCGCACTTTACGGCGGCATCAAGTCGGGCAAGCTCAATCGGAGGGCCGAGTCGATCCTTCAACAGCAAAAGAAAGATAACCAGCGTTGGTACGATGTCAAGATGTCATCGGACTACACGCAGCGCTCTGACGTGCAAGCGACGCTCAAGAAGCAGCGCGAGCTGCTGGACGAGCAATACAAGCGCGCCAAGGCCACGAATACTGTCGCTGGCGGCACCGATGAGGCGCTGGCCCTGCAGAAGCAGGCCGCGAACCAGTCGCTATCACAGACGGCCACGGATATCGCGGCCCGGGCGGCAGATTACAAGGACAGCGTGGAGAACGCCTATCTCACACGCAAGGCCGGCCTGGAGGACCAGGAACGGCAGAATCTCCAGCAGCGAGCAGCAGCCACGGCACAAGCCGCATCGCAGGTCGTGAACGCCGGCCTTAACATGGTCGGCAATTCCTTCCAACACTTCGGCGGCTTCGACGCTGGCGGCGGAAACGTGGCAGGCTCCAACAGTGGCGGAGCGCTTCCGCAGGTAAGCGGACAGTCGCAGGAAACCGTTCAAGGGGCGTTGGCCGGTGGACAGTATGCCCAGATTCAGGGCGGAGAGTCGCTGAAACCGAAACTCTAAACGTTTGATGCCATGACTCCCGAGGAAGAACTTGAAGAAAAGAAGCGCAAGGAGGCGCAAGAAGCGGGCACTATCGTGCCGACGGACCAGACGCAGGCAAACCTCAAAGCCGCAGAGGACGCTTATGTCCAGTCCCAGCAGGCGCTGGCGGCAGAGCAGGCGAAGATCAACGCCGACCGCAACCGCACCTTCAACGACATCGTGAACGATGCCTACAACGAGAAGATGCGGCAGGAGCGCGAGATGAAGCAGCAGGAGCAGGCAAACACCATGTCCTCCATGGCCACCGGGACCACCGAGCTGGCCGCCGGCATCATCAACCTACTCTCCGTGGGCCAGCTCCATGCCAACAACCAGCAATACAGGTCGTATTCGCAGGACTGGATGCGCAAGGCCGACCAGGACCTCAAGGAGCACCGCCGCCGCCGCGACGACCTCAATGCCACCATGCAGCGACTCAAACAGCAGCAGGAGCAGGTCCGGACCGCCGGACGCATTGAGGATATGAAACTCAAGCAACAGCAGGCGGCTGACGCGCTGAACATGGCACGGCAGAAAGAGCAGCAGGAATACCAGCGAGGAAAGGATGCGGAAGACCGCGCTTTCCGCGAGAAGCAGTTCGATCGGCAGGCCAAGCAGACCGACGCTTCCATCGCGCAGGGCTGGGCACGTATCAAGCAGGCCGAAGACAAGAATACGACATCCATGCTCGCCAAAGGCTGGGTGCCGGACGCTTCTGCCCCTGGCGGATTCCGTTATGCCCCGCAGGAAGTGAAGGAGAAATATGGCTTTGACCCTTCGTCTTCGAGTTCCTCGTCTTCTTCCGGCAGCGGATCTTCCGGGACGGATGCGATTCCCATCATCGACAAAAACGGAAATGTAAATGTCGCACATCTACGTCCTCATGAAATGACGGCAGTATTGAGTACAGCACAATTTGCCATCGGTAAAGAACTCGGCCCCGTAGAATTGGCTGAGTTCAACCGAAAGATGCGTATGGCCGGTGATGACAAGGCCAAGAATGCCGTCCTGATGGAATATATGGGCAAATCCGAGGCTGTCGGCGAAGCAATCCGCGAAATAGACAAAACCTATCAAGGAGTCCACGGTAACGATCAGCCGCAGGAGCCGGAGAACAGATCTGGCTATCACAACGCCAACGAGAGAAAAGGAAAGTCCACAACCGATCTGTGGGGATCACTGTAAAAACTAAAAGAGATGCCTGACAAAAAGTTTTATGTCCAAATCCCTGGCACTACGCAGGGCATGTCTGTGTCCGCAGAGGATTTCGAGGCTAAGAAAGATAAACTGTTCAACACCTATAAAGATGCCGTTGCAGTCGAAATGCAGGACTATACCAACGGAGAGGATGTTGGAGATTCTGACTTTGTTGTGACGATTCCGGGCACAACTGAGCCGATGCAAATCAATGCTGCGGATTTTGCCAAGAAGAAAGACAAACTTTTTGAACAGTATCCCGATGCAAAGGTTACACGTGTCCGTGGTGTGAACTACTGGGGGAATAAGTTACAGGAGGGAGAAGAAAGGATTAGATCCCTGGAAGAAGAGTTGAAGGGTATTCCCGAAGATGTTCCCTTGTCAGAAGATCCGCGCGCCATTCAAGGAGGAAGCATTGTCGGGATGCAGAAGCTGATGGTAGAGAAGCAGCGTCGCGAAGCACCCAACAGAGAACGCCGCGGCCAGATCAAGCGAGAAATCGAGCAGATAAAGCGTGATCGCGAGGATAATCCGGCATGGCAGCAGTATTGGGAGCAGCAGGGGAAAGAGAATGACGAGGCCCGCGCCCGTATAGGCCAGATGCAGGAACGGAACGAAGCCATCATGAAGGAACACTCGTTGGATAGCGCACTTGCCGCTGGTGATGACGATTATCTGAGGATTGCAGACCGATTCTACAAGGACGCGAAGAAGATGATCGATGCACCGTCCAAGTATGCCGAGGACAATCAGGGCGCACTGGGTGACTTCTGGCAGGGAATCAAGGATACGGGCTGGAATGCCCTTTCGCTGGTTGACTTCGCGCAGAAACTGCAAGAGATCCCGTTCCTCGAAACAGTCAAGAAGATTCAGAAAAGCGAAGGGAATAATGCAAACGTATATGACTTAATCAAGAATCACACGGACCGTCTGTATGAGATGGGCATGGGTGATGCCGAGGTCGAGATGCTGAAAGCCTTCGTGCATAAAGCGGATGTGGAGAGCGGGAAGTCCGACCTTCTCACCAAGTCATACCAGGCTGGCCAGAGCATGGCGAAGTCGCTCGGATTCATGGCTGACTTCATCGCTTTTGGCGGAATTGGTGACGCAGCTGCCGAGGCCGTGGCTGGCACGCTTGTGAAGCAGGCTGGTCGCAGGGCCGTCCCGAAACTTGCCGCAGAATCGTTTGGCGGTCTCGTCAAAGCAGCGGCGATGACTCCGCTCATGCCTTCTACCTACGCAAACTTCATCGGTAATTTGGAGCAGTTCAACGACGCTGGCGGAATAGACTTGTCCGGAAAGGCCATGTTGAAAGATGTCGGCGACATCTTGATTGAGAACGTGTCTGAAACCATCGGCGCAAAGCCACTGGAACTTATCGGCATGCCTTTGCAGAAGGTCAAGTTCCCGGCCTGGGCGAAGGCCATGCGAAACTCCCCTATTGCTGGCGCTTTGAAGCAGGCCGGATATAACGGCTTCTTCGAGGAAATGTTCGAGGAATGGACCGGCAGCGCGCTTCGCACCATGACTGGCGTTGACAAAGACGCGCTCAAGGACTTCTGGCAGGTAGACCAGATCCTCGTAACGGCAGGCTCTTTCGCGCCGGTAGCCCTGCTTGGCGGTTCCGTGTCTGCTGCGCAGTTCCATACGGCTTCCAAATCCATGCGGGACAAAGGTGCCGTGATTGACGGCATCATCGGTGGCTTGCAGGACGAGAACGCGAAGAACGCAATCAAGGAATCGTTCGACAAGACCCGAGACATTGAGACTCCGGAGGATCTCGCACATGCAATGACGGATGTGTACCAGCAGATAGTCAAGAACGGCGGCAACGAAGAGCAGGCATTCAAGGCTGTCATGGATTACACGGAAGCCGCATCCCGCTATAAGGTGATGAACGGCATGTTCGAGGAACAGAAGGATATCGAACGTAGCCAGAAGCTGGCGGAGATGGACCAGCAGATGGGCAATGCCAAGTGGCACCACCTCGGGAAGAATGGTTCGAGTTACGTCCGCACCATCACGGACGATCAGGGGAACGAGCGTTTCGTCACCGGAGAGGATGATACGAACCTGCTGGTTGTTGACAGACAGGGCAAACCCGGCTTCATCTCCAAGGAGTCGCTGGCGACGGGCGTTGAGGACGGCACGCTGACCGATTCGGGCGAGCAATATCTGTTCGACTACCTCGACAAGCAGAATCGGGCCGTCAAGCAACAGGAGGAACAGACGCGCATGGCGGACGAGACGAAAGCCGCGCACGAAGAAGTGGTGCGGAGAGCGCTCCCCGATACGCCTGTGAACCCGGAAAAACCCGAGGAAGGAATCTTCCGCGGCATTGTCGGTGGCCGGTACGTAATCCAGTACCCCGATGGCAGCTCGCAAGATTTCTCAGAAGAAGAGATAGCGAACAAACTCGGTATTCGCACGGTCCCCGAGACAGATGCGGAAATCGAAGCGAAAGACGATGCCCATGAAGAAAAGCTGGAGAACATGCATACGGCCATGAACCAGTTCAAGGGTCGTCACATCGTTCTTCCCGGTATTGCAGACATGGGTTACACCCTTACGGGCGTTGTGCGTAATCGTAATAGTGAATCATATCCTTTCAGCGTCTTCTTCCGTGATGCTGATGGACACGAGTCCGGTACGGGCGTATCAGAGGAAGACATGGATGCCTTGCTTGCAGAGATGCAGGCGGAGCAGCCGGAAGTGCAGGTCCCCGATGTAGAGCCGGAAGTCGAGGTCGCCGACAACATTCCCAGGGATTTCCGTGGGAATCCTCTCCCCATGCGTCAGAACGAGCAGACGGGCGAGACCGTGGTTGATGAAGATGCGCTGCGTGAAAGAGACATCGAGGCGTGGGTGCGCTACAATGACGCGAACCCTAACCGCGTTGTCAGCAGCCGGGACTGGCTGGCCTTCAACATCAAGAAGACGGCCAGCGAGGTCACGAAGGCGGCTGACGAGATCACAAATGCTGAACTAAATGGTGTGCCGGCCCGTCAGAAGGACGCGATGAAAAAGGCGCTTGCTGACAAGGAAAAGCTCTTGCAGTCCTACGAATCAGCGATGCAGCGTCTGACAACGCCTGAAGATGTGATCGGCGACATGCAGTCATACATCGCAGACGACCAGCAGCCGGAGGCAAAAGAGCCGGCAGCTGCTCCTTCCGTGCGTGATTTCCGTGGGAATCCCATTCCGATGGCCGATGAAAGTGAAGTTGACGAGACCGCCTTCTTCCAGCAGGACCCGGAGGCGTGGATGGAGTGGAATAACGCTCAGATGAACGACGGCGGCGAGGATTCCAGGAACTATGTCAAGGGCGAGATCGGTCGCGAGAACAAGAATATCTCCAGATTGCAGAAGGAATACAACGGAGAGAAGGATTTCAAGAAGCGGAAAGAGTTGCGAATGAAGATCCAGGAATCGCAGCAGCGCATCGCTGATCTGGAGCAGGCCCTGGAGAATGTAGAAAAGCGCATGCAGCGTCGCGCAGCGCGGGAACTTGAACCGCAGTCGGTTGATGAGGTTATCGCACTCGGTATTGCCAATTCCAAGGGAAGCATTGACCGCGACGAGCTGAAACGCGAGACGGGCATGTCGGATGCTGATCTGGAAGGATTCGTCGGCGGCTTCGTCAAGGAAGGCGGCATGAGCATCGGCCAGCTGGCAGAAGCGATAAAGGCAAACGACGACACGCATCTGACGGACAGCATCTCCGACGATGAACTCCGCAGCGACATCATCGAGTTTCTGCGCGGCTCCACGAAGTGGTCCGACATCACGAACTACATCGCCAACAAGCGCGCCGTGCAGCAGGAAGAGCAGAGGAAGACATGGCTTCTATCGGCGTTTGAAAAGAAAAACAGTGCCCTCGACAATACGACGGACACTGGCGAGACCCTTTCGGGCGAGCAGAATGACACAGCTACTCTGCAAAACACTGTTTCCGAGAATAAAGATAGCGAAATTTCCGAAACACAAGCAAAAATTTCCGAAGAAGAAGCAAAAGTTGACACTGAACCTACCGAGGCGCAGAAGGAGGCCGGCAATTATCGCAAGGGTCATATCAAGTTGGACGGCTACAACATCAGCATAGAGCAGCCGAAGGGCAGCATTCGCAGCGGGATTGACGAACAGGGAAACCCCTGGTCTGTAACGATGAACAATACCTACGGATATATCCGAGGTACTGAAGGTGTTGACGGCGACCATATCGACGTATTCCTCTCCGACAATCCGGAAGAGGGCGACATCTTTGTCGTGGACCAGATCAAACCAGACGGATCCTTCGACGAGCATAAGGTGATGTTCGGCTTCCCGGACATGGAAGCGGCTCGCAAAGCCTATCTTTCTAACTACTCCGAAGGTTGGCAAGGTCTCGGGGCTATCACTGCGGTCAGCCGCGAGGAGTTCAAGAAATGGGTGGAATCCTCGCACCGCAAGACGAAACCCTTCGCCGAGTATAAGTCAGTCACGGCGGAAGGCGAACAGCATGAAGAATCATCGACAGCAGACCAAGAAGAAGAATCTGAAACCGTCGGGTATTCTGTTGAGCGACGGTTCCATAAGAAGAACGGAAACTATATCTATGCCCTCTCTTTCAAGGATCGCTTATCCAAAGATGAATTCAAGGAGCTGAAAAACCGCGTGAAAGACTTCGGCGGGTATTACTCCAGCTATGGCAAGGGAGGATTTATCTTCGATACTGAGGATGCTGCCAGAAAGTTCGGCGAGGCCGTGATGGATCAGACAGGCGAGAAGTTGGAAGAAGCCCGTCCGGTCAGCATGGAGGATCTGGCAGCAGTAGAAGTGCCGTCTGAAGCCGAGAGCACCCAGGAACCCGAGAATCCTTCCGGTAACAAGCTCGTTACGGATGAAAAGTATGCGGAGTTGCGAAGGAGGATGCTGGAAAAACTCAAGGGCCAGATGAACATGGGCATCGACCCCGAGATTCTTTCCATTGGCGTACAGATGGCCGTGTACCATGTCGAGAAGGGCGCGCGGAAGTTTGTCGATTTCGCAAAGAACATGATTGCTGATCTAGGCGATGCAATCAGACCATATCTCAAAGCCTTCTACAACGGAGCAAGAGACCTTCCGGAAGTGGAAGATGCGGGTCTCGCCTCCGAGATGACTCCCTATGATGAGGTGCGTACCTTTGATGTTGCGAACTTCGACAAGGCTGTTTCGAATCCTATTGAGACGGCAGCAGAGGTGGTTAAGGAGCAGGAAGTTCAGCAGCAGAAAGAAGTCGCCGAAAAAGAAATAAAAAAGACTAGAAAAAGTAGGAAATCTAGCCAGAATGTACTATCTTTGTCGTTGGCCGATGGAACGTCTTTCACGGTCGATAGATCAGACTATCATACGTTTTTGACTCCGCAGGCCAAAGAGTTCTTTGAAAGGCTTGCGAAAGAAGATGGCCGGAATTTTGCCTTCCCGGAACTCGCTTACATAACGTATGCCTCCGAGAATAACGTAATCATTCCAGCCAGCGAGCTGGAGGCCCTTCCTGAATTCATCGAGGCGGAGCGCAGGATTGCTGAAATCGGCGCTCTTGCCAAGGAGCGGACGGGAAGCGAAGCGCTGGCCATAAGCGAAGATCAGGTTCATGCACTTGCCGACAGATTGCTGGAAGAAGGAAGTTATGTGGGCAAAAAAGATTACTCCGGAGAGGTGGCGCGAGAGAAAAAGGCATTTGTCATCATCGGTCGCCCTGCCGCGGGTAAATCAAGCGTGTTTGCCAACCCTCTGTCAAAAGAGCACAAAGCACGCATCATCGACAGCGATACCGTCAAACCGTGGCTTGAAGGATACGATGGAGGCTATGGCGCAAACTATGTACATGGCGCTTCAGTTAGAGTTGCGGATGAAGCATTGATAAGATCCGCGTCGCTTGGTGAGAATATCATCATCCCTCGTATCGGTGGCCGGTCCATTATTAGTGAAACCGTGCTTCCTCTCCGTGCTGTCGGTTATTCGGTAGAGTTGTGCTACAATGAACTCCCTACGGAAGGATCCATCATGCGGGCTGCGGCGCGATTTGTTCAGACTGGAAGGTATCTTAGCCTGCAATATCTGAATGCCATTGGCGAGAAACCCATCAATACTTATCGCAAGTTTGTTACAAAGAGTATAGGAGAGACAATAAATGAACTTTCTGAAAGAGAAATTCAAGAGCTACGAAGAAGGCTTGGAAGACTTCTTGGAGTGGAAGACCGGATGGCTGGAGCCAGCGGACCGGGCGGACGAGAAGTATTATCAGGAGTGCCTGAAACGCTGGGAGAAGGATTTCGAGCGTTATTGGAACATGGAGAATTTGGAAGCGATCCATCCTCAGATTTGTTAGTATTTGATGGTTCTGAATGGAAGAACAATGATGTTGACTACGGCATTCCGCCGGTCACCGTCTGGAGTTCCAAGAGCGGCGAGCCGTTTCCAGGGCCAAAGGAAGGACCAAACGATAATAAGAATATCAAGCCATCGAAGAAGAAGCATGCCGACGAGGGCATGACGCTCTTCGACATGATGGAGGAAAACAATAACGAAAATGAACCAGAGACAACTGACTCAACTCAAGGAGAAGGCTCACCTGATAGGGCCATGGGCGGAGTATCTGCTGTCGGAGACCGAGTATTGGGCACCGATGGATCTGGACAATCTGATGGAACAGAGGCTGGAGGAAATAGAGCAGGAGAACCGGGAGTGGCTGGCGAAGAACCGCAGCTTCTATCCACCGTCGGGAGCGGAAGAGGATCTGAGAGCGTCGTTGACAGCGGAAGTCAAGGACAGCCAGAACTGTCTGACGGAGGATCAGGCGTTCAAGGCGGAGATGCTACGGATGGACGGAAAGCCGTTAGGAGAGATTCTCAGAAGGCTGGGCAGAAAAAAGGCGTAAGCAAGCCCGCCAAGAAGTTCACCCGTAATTTCCATTACGGCGAAAATGCTTCCGAGATTGATAACTATACGCCGGCCCAGAGGCTAAAGGCAAACATAGATGCCGTCGAAGTCCTAGCCACGATGTTTTCAGAAGGTCGCCAGGCGACAGATCAGGAAAAGGAAACGCTCTCGAAGTTCCGTGGCTGGGGCGGCATCCCCTTCGGACATTATTACTCTACTCGTCAACTTCGAGACTCTTACAGCAGCGATGCTCATCGCCTTGCGGATGCCATAGACGTATTGGATCCCAACGGCGAGAAAGGACTCCTTCCTGCTATCAGCAAAGCGGCCCTTACCTCGTATTATACCCCTTCGGCCATCGCGCGGACGATGAACCGTTTTCTGGCGCTCTCTGGCTTCAAGGGCGGTTCAATGCTTGACCCGTCAATGGGCAGCGGCATCTTTGAAGGGACCCTCCCCGAAGACATCCAGCAGCGTACCATGATCAACGGCGTTGAACTGGATTGGCTGACCGGACAGATCGCAAAAGCCTTGTATCCCGATGCGAACGTGCAGATCAAGGGCTTTGAAGAGGCTGGAACGGCCATGGATGCCTTCGATGTCGTAGAAAGCAACATTCCCTTCGGCTCCATCAAGGTCTTCGATCCTACGTGGAAACACGACAGTACGCCGGTCCGCAAGGCAGCGCAGGGGAAAATCCACAACTACTTTGCGGTAAAGATGCTGGAATCCACAAAGCCCGGCGGTCTTTGTGTCATCATGACCAGCAACGCGATACTCGACACGGAAGGCAATTCGCTGATCCGGGAACATATTGCAGATCAAGCCGAGATTCTCGGCATCGTGCGTCTTCCGGACAATACTTTCAAGGGTGCCGGCACGTCTGCGGTGACAGATGTGCTGTTCCTCCGCAAGTTCCGGGACAGCGATGACCGAAACACGACGCGGGACGAGGAAAAGTATCGGACGAGAGTTCTCCAGCCTTTCCTGTCCATGACGACAAAGGATGCAGCCAAGAAGACCGACAGCAGCAGTGTGAAGGTATCGTACAACGGGTACTTCGGCACGCACCCGGAATTCATGATCGGCGACGTGATTGCTGGTAACCAGTATAAGGCTGACGCTTTTGGCCTTACCAGCAACATGAGCACCGACGAGATCGCTGACGCGATGGATAAGATTCTGGAAAAGAAGATTGTCGGTTCCCGCAAGGGCAAGCTGTTCGATACGACCAAAAGCGAACGAGAGGTGCATGAGGCGATTCGCGAAAGCTATGTCGGTAACGGTGACTATATAAGCAGCGGCAACATCGTGGAGCAGGACGGAAAATTCGGTGTCGTGTCCATGTCAAAGAATAAGTATGGAGATGTGGAACGAAACTTCCAGGAACTGCCCCGTCTGAATGGGAAAGCTGCTCGTATTCAGGCCATGTTCCCTATCCGTACCACGATGAAGAAACTCGTTGCGGAGCAGATCGCTGGCGCATCAAACGATACGTTGGACGGTCTGCGCAAGCAATTAAAGGAGTCATACGATAAGTTCGTCAAACTGTACGGGAGGTTGCAGGATAGCGAGAATACCTTCCTGGATGACGATATTGACGGTTACATGCTGCGCTCTCTTGAGAAGTGGCGAGAGGGCGAGTTTGTCGGTCTTTCCGATATCTTCACCAAGAACACCATCAAGCCTGCTATTGATCTCTCGCAAGCACAGGACGGCCAGTCAGCTATCAGCGTATCTCTCGCCGAGTACGGAGAAATCCGACCGGCCTTTATGGAGCAGATGCTGGGCGAAAAGTGGTATGACCTGTGCAAAGAGATGGTATTCCGCATTCCTTTCAGCGAGGATCGCTATGAAACGAAGGATGCTTATCTCTCCGGTGATGTAAAGACAAAGCTGGAGCAGGCGCGCAAGGCTGCGGAGATGGATAAAAGCTTCCAGCATAATGTCGATGAACTTGAAGCCGTCCAGCCAAAAGACATCCCCTTCGACGACATCAGCGTTCACATGGGTGCCAGATGGATTCCTCAAGAGATATATACCCAGTTCCTTGTCGATTCTTTCGGCATCAGCAGTTGGAGAGGGCCGAAGAGCGGTGTTTTGTATTCAGAGGTTTCTGATACATACATCGTTAATGTCGCATCCTCTGAGTTGGGCGGCGCTGCGCAGAAGTGGGCAACCCGTCGCAGAAGCGCAAAAGACATTTTCGAGGCGGCATTGTCCGACAAGACCATCAAGGTTGTTGACAAAGATGATGAAGGGAAAGAGTATCTTAATGTCGCTGAGACAGAAGCAGCGAACGAAAAGGTTCAGGAGCTGCGCGAATCCTTCGAGGACTGGCTACCTAAAAACGCCGAGCGTGTAAAGCAGGTAGCGGCACTGTATAATGACAGGTTCAACCGGACCGTCCTTCGTAAGTTCGACGGTTCTCACTTGAAGACCCCGGGCTTGATGGGCATGGAACTCCGTCCGCACCAGAAGGATGCTGTTTGGATGCTTATCAACAACCGTGGAGGCATCGTTGACCACATGGTCGGAGCCGGAAAGACTCTCGTGATGCAGTCCGCTATCATGGAGATGCGGCGCATGGGTATCGCCAAGAAGCCGATGATTGTGGCGCTCAAGTCCACCATCGCCCAGATAACGAAGGAATTCATCGAGGCGTACCCTTCTGCAAGAATCCTCGCACCCACCGAGAAGGATTTCGAGAAGAAGAGACGCAAGGAATTGCTTGCCAAAATCGCACTCAACGACTACGACTGTGTTATCATCTCCCATGAGAACTATGTCGGTCTTCCGCATACTGAGGAAGTCGAAACGCAAGTTATCCGCGAACAGCTCGCCCAGTTGGATGCCGCAATTCAGTTCCTCTATGGGCAGGAGGACCAGTCGCAGCTGACCAAGCGCCAGTTGAAGGGTCTTGAGAAACGCAAGGCCAATCTGGAGGCCAAGATGCAAGCCCTTTTGTCAAGAAAGGTGGACCGCGAGTTTACTTTCGAGAGCCTCGGCGTGGACTATCTGTTTGTGGACGAGTGCCAAGCCTTCAAGAGCCTGCCGTATGTCACAAGCTACCAGAACGTGGCCGGTCTCGGAGATGCTGCAGGAAGCCAGAAAGCCGTGGCATTGCTCAATGGTGTACGTTATCTCCAATCGCTCCATCAGGGAGATATGGGTACTACGTTCCTCTCCGGAACGACGATCACGAACTCCCTTGTCGAGATATACAATCTGCTCCAGTATCTGCGTCCCCGTGAGATGGAAAGCCTTGGCTTTACCACCTTCGATGCCTGGGCCGGCACCTTTGCCCAGCGAAGCGGCGAGTTGGAGTACGGCGTTACGCAGGAACTTAAGGAAAAGAACCGTTTCCGTCGGTTCGATAACGTTCCCGAACTTGCTCGTCTGTATGCGGAGATCGCCGACGTGCGCAACGACATGAACCTCAAGCTCCCGAAGCCGAAGCCCAGGATGCACATCGTGACCGTCCCTGCCTCCGAGAAACTCAATGAGATAAACGCCGAGGTCATCAACATGGTGCGCAACAAGAGTGGTAACTATTTCTACAATATGGGAGCCATCAAGAAGCCGACCACCGACAAGTCGCCGTTCGGCCTGCTGGCTTCCGGTATCTCCACGAAAGCGGCTATCAGCATGAAACTCTTGGATCCAAATGCAGAAGAGGAAGGTGGAAAGATTCATGCCGTGTGCGAGAACGTGGCCGAGATATACAAGAAGTTCAACGACCAGAAGGGAACACAGCTTATCTTCTGCGATACGGGTGTTCCCACGAAGGAATCCGAGTACGATGTTTACACGGATATCATCGGGCGGCTGGTGAACGACTACGGCATCCCCCGTGATGAGATTGTCGATATCCATGTCGCTGACACTGACAAGAAGCGGAAGGAACTGTTTACCAAGGTCAGGGAAGGGACCGTTCGTGTTCTGATCGGAGGTACCAAGAATATGGGTACCGGCGTGAATGTGCAGACGCGGTTGGTAGCCCTTCATCATATTGATGTGCCGTGGACCCCGGCAGATCGCGAGCAACGAGAAGGTCGTGGTGTACGTCAGGGCAACATCGTAGCCCGGGAGTTCAACGATGACAACGTGGACATCTATTTCTATGCTGCCGAAGAGTCCCTGGATCTGTACAAATACCAGTTACAGGACACGAAGGGAAAGATGTTCACCCAGTTCAAACAAGGAACTATCGGAAGCACTGAGCGCAGCTTCGATGAGGGAAGCGGCGGGGAGGATGGTACTTTCGATCCCGCCGAGATTGTGGCGTTGCTTTCTGGAAACCCCGTCATTCTGGAGAAGTCAAAGCAGGACAAGAAGGTTGAGAAACTTCGCAGAGCGAAAAGAACATTCGAGAGTGAATGGCATCAAAGAAAGTCTCAATACGACTCACTGCAATCCTATCTCTATACACAGGAAAGTTTCCTTCGTCAGAACAAAAGAGATATAGACTCTCTAGAGGCTGGAGGATTCAAGAAGATGGAAGATGGGAAATACCCCACGACCGTCACCGTTGAGGATTATACTGATTACGGAACCAAGCGCACTTTCGACAAACCGAAGGAAGCGGGAGAGTATATCCACAAACTGCTAAAGAAGAAGGGTGCATCCGTCCGTCTTTCGGGATTCGGCCAAAAGGCCAATATCCAGATGGCAGAAGTTTCCAGTTCGATGCCGGGAGTCCCTGCTTATGAGTGGCAGGTCGTTCTCCAGGCGTGGAGCGGGATTCCTTACAGAGCACAACTGTCCGAGGACGACACGGCGGCTGGCGTTGCCTTCCGTAATGTGTTGCAAAAGGTCTTTTCTAACCGGGAAACCTATCAGAAGAACATTGACGAGACTAAGCACAAGTTGGAAGGTGCTGATCCCGGCGAGATGGTATTCCCGAAACAAGCCGAGCTTGACGAGGCCGAGGCAAAGAAGAAAGAACTCGATGCCCAGTACAAAGCGCTTGCACCGAAAGAAGAAAAGAAGCCGGCATCTTCTGAAAATCCGGAAGAAAGTGTATCTTTGCAACACTATGATATCAACTTGGAAGGAACTCCGGAAGAGAAGTCCGAAAACATTCATCGAACCTCGGTGGGAGAAGATTTGGGAACTGTCGGAAGACGAACAGGCGAAGTGTCTGGACGAGATAATGACTATGGTGTATGGAGAAGAAGTTACGATATATCGGACGGAACTGGCCCGGGAGCGGGCAGAATTAGCCTCGACAACCTCGAAAGGCTCTTCCGCGATACGAACATCAATCAAGAGATTGTTCCGCTTTTTGAGAAGGTTATTGCCCTCGCGAAAGAAAACGGAGTAATCAAGACGTATTTCCGCACACCCAAATCCGGAGAAATAAGAGGTCAGGCAATGTACACGGGCGACGTGTACTTCAATCCTTCCATTCTTACTGCCCCGGAATACACTGGTGAATCCGCCGTGACTATTCTTCACGAACTGATTCATGGCCTTACCATAAGCACGCTTCGCTCCCATGAACTTGGGAATAAACTCAGAAAATACGGCCTTAATCCAGACGGAAGGTTGACTGCTGAACAAAAAGCAGCAGCGAAGGAAATCGAGCGAATTTACAAGCGCCTGCATGACAATCTGGACACAAGCGGGATGTCCAAAGAGCAGAAAAAAATGCTGAACTACCGTCTAGTAAATCAGTACGAGATGGTGGCCGGCATGTCGGATCAAAGATTCCGTGATTATCTCCGTAGCGTTGAAGACGGACCGACAAACCTTTGGGAGCGCCTCAAGGCAGCAATCAAGCGGATACTCGGCATTGAGAGCGGTGATATATTGACGAGGTTGGAAAAGGCTCTTGACAACCTTCTCGACAACTTCCGCATCGAGACCTTTGAGGATACCAGTGGGTTGAAATCAAAAGAAGGCTTTGAACATTACAGCCTACGTGAAACGAGCGATTCAAGAGCAATCGCGGGTGGCTTGTACGACCGTTACGAGAACCAGAACGGCGAGGATAAGCCGTGGATGTCGGAGGAAGATCTGTTCGAAAGGGTTGAGGCAGAACTGCCATACGATCAAGAGACGAAGCCGATGTTTGCATTGATTGACGAATACAGAAGGCTGTCAGACGAAGACTTCGACGAGGGCCGGAGAGACTTTTCCGGAGGAGAAATGTCTGACCTTTTCAACAACTTCTTGTCTGCCCTCAAATCATATTCGGAAGATACGCAGGTACGGAACCGCATTGCTGGCGTAGAGGGCTTTATCTCCAATGCAGAGGCGGCGGTCAATGCCATCACGCAGGAGATGAAGGAATCCGTCATGGAGTGGCAGTTGATGTTCCGTGAAGGAAATACGCAATCCCCCGTGCAGTATTCAGAAAGCAATACCGGTAAGCGCGATGCCGTGAATCGTGTTGCTGAATTGTGCGGAGTCGAGATTGAGTTCAAGCCTTCTTCCGAGATGCGATTCAAAGGAAAGCCGCTGGCTGGCCGCTGGATCAATGGCCGGATGCAGATTTGTCTGGAGCATTGCCGCGACGAGGCGGATGCGGTGCGTACCGTCTTGCATGAAGGGGTGGGGCATAACGGCCTGCGCCGGCTCATCGGAAACGAGAATATGCGGGAGTTCTGCCTTGAACTGTTCCAGCGTCTCCCCGAGCAGGCACGTAAGCAGATAGCGGATGCTGCCGTCAACAAGTACGGCTTGAATATCGCTGAGGCGGTGGAAGAATACCTTGCGGAGCAGGCCGAGGTCATGGATTTTGAGAACGGGGACTATTCTCGTTCCTTCTGGGATATGGTGCGCGATGCGCTGCGGAAGGTTCTCTCAAAGATTGGAATCGATGTTTCCCTCTCGGAACGTGATGTGCGCTGGCTGATGTGGCAGTCTTACAATGCCAACAAGCAGCGTGACCCGCTGAATGAGGTCAAGCGGCAGGTTGTTGCCAACAAACTCGGATTCACGCTGACGCAGCAGGCAGACAAGATGGAAGGTATCCAGATTGCCCGTAACCGCATGGCGCAGGAGGACGAGATGGATGCAGCGTCGGACGCATATAACGAAGCAGCCGCGTCTCTCTGGAATCGGATGAAAGAAACTTTCGTCGATCAGTACCAGTCTGTCGGCAAACTTGTTTCTGCCATCGAGGATGCAACGGGCAAGAAAGCGGCATCTTTCGAGGATATCCGTCTTGCATTGAACCGCCACAGCTCAAAGGCCCTTGCCACAATGCAGAAGTGGATCGGCAAGTACAACACGCCGATGTGGGATGCCATCAAGGAACTGAGAGAAAAGATTGGCGGAACGGTTAACGATGTCTCCAGGTACGTAATGCTCAAGCACGGTCTGGAGCGCAACGAAGTGTTTGCCAAGCGTGATGCCCGGGAATACTACCAGGGCATCCGGGACCGTGCTGTCAATGAAATCAAGGCTACCAAGGATCTTTCAAAGGACGAAAAGGATCATCGTATTGCCAAGGAGGATGACAGACTTGAAAAGCATCTGAAATCGATTGAGGCTGGAACAAACGCCAAGTACAGGGAATTCCGTCAGCGTGACTACGGCGGGTTGACAAGTTTCTACTCCGAGTTTGACGAGGTGGATCCTCAGCGTCCCGGAGAGGGCAAGGAGCGTTACAATGCCAGACTGCAAAAGGCAAGGCATCCGAAATATACTACCGTCGATGAAAACGGGCGCGTGGTCGTGGACATGGCCGCTACCGAAAAAGCGGCAGCGGACGAGGTTGCAGCATTTGAGCGGCAGAGCGAAGGTCTTACCGATAAACTATGGCAGCGCATCAACGCGGCTACCAAGGCCACGCTGGAGCATCAGTACCAGTCGAACATGTTGAGCCGGAAGCAGTATGAGCAGGTCCGGGACATGTTCAAGTATTACGTTCCCTTGCGTGGCTTTGAGGATGACACTGCACAAGACCTTTATAGCTACTACAACGAAGATCAGCGCGGGAACTTTGAGAGGCTGCTAATCAGGGCGACTGGCCGTAAGACACGTGCTGAATCTCCTTTTGGCCATATCGGTGCCATGGCATCCAGCGGCATTGCCGCGGACATGAAGAACGAGACGAAACTGTCTTTGTACTACTTCGTTTCCAACCGCCCCAACGATCTGGTGACCATATCTGATGTGTGGTACGAGAAGACCGGAGAAACGGACGAGGATGGCCGCGAAGTATTCAAGGCTGTGTATCCTTCGTTTAGCGAGGATCTGAGTTCTGAGGAAGCGAAGAAAGCCTTCGACGACTGGGAAGAGGGTATGAAGGAGAAAGCCAAGAGCGGCCTTGCCTTCAAGGGAAGGAAGAATCTCGACCTTCACAATGCCGTTATCCATATCGACAAGGGGCAGAAGACGGAACATGTCGTCAAGTTCAAGGTGGGTGGCCGTGACATGATGATGTATATCAACGGCAATCCTCGTGCTGCCCAGGCGATTAACGGAGAGTTGAACTACAATGCGGAAAACAACTTCTTCGTGCGTGCCTTCAAGGCCGTGCTTCGCACCATGGCAGCATTGAATACGGCTTTGAACCCCGAGTTCTGGATCTCCAACTTCCAGCGAGACGCTTTGTTCTCCTTGATGAGCGTAGATGTGAAGGAAGGGTCCAAGTATCGGGACGCTTTCGCCAAAAACCTTGTCTCCGGCAAGACCATCTTTAAGATGAAGAAGGCTTTCGACGAAGGGACTCTGGGCGATTCAAAGGATGAGCAGCTGTTCCGGGAGTTTGCGGAGAATGGCGGCATCACGGGATATACCGTTGTATATGACAACGAGTATTGGGAGAAGAAGCTGGACGAATATGCGGGCAAGGACAGAAATGTGGTGGCAAGATTCAACGATGTCTTCAAGAGCATCTCCGACTTCGGCGAAGCCGTTGAGATCCGCACCCGCTTCGCTGCCTACAAGACATCGCGCGAGATGGGCAAGGACATCATAGGTTCCGTCAACGACGCAAAGGAACTGACCGTGAACTTCAACCGCAAGGGCAGCGGCAAGGCCATCACGCTTGACGAGGCTGCGAAGCTGACATTGAAGAATGGGAAGATGCTCCGAGATACAACTCTTGGTGACCTGATTCCGAAATTGAAAAACCAAAATGTTGGCAAAACGCCGATTGGAATGCCATTGCAGCTTCTCGCATCCATGTTCAGCAGTATCTCCCCGTTGGGCCGTCGGATGATCATGTTCTTCAATGCAGCGGTGCAGGGCCTTAATGCCATGGTAAAACTGTATAAGACTAATCCGAAGCGCATGGCCGTATGGTCGGCAGGATACCTTGCCGTCGGTATGATCAATGCCGTATTGCACTCCATGCTGGACGACGATGACGACTATCTGGACATCCCGGATTGGGAGCGCCGAAACAACCTCCTTCTGGGCGGCAAGGGTGCTTATTTCAAATGGGCGCTGCCGCAGGAGGCGCGCGTGTTCTATGCGCTTGGCGACATGGTTGTGAATCATGCGCTGGGCCGTGAACCTCATAAGTATCTGGCCGTTGAGCTGCTTGATGCCGTCGGCGAGGCGCTGCCTATTGATGTCGCTTCCGGCGTTGGAGCCTTCCTTCCTTCTGCCGCAATGCCGGTTATCGACATCGTGCGAAACAAGGACTACAAGGGCGCGAAGGTACACAATGACCGTCGCTTCTATTCGGAAGAAGAACGTAAGGATATCCCGAAGTGGCGCGACCCTCTTGCCAATACCGGCGGCTTGTATGTCGGACTGGCGAAGGTGATAAGCCGCATCACTGGCGGTGACGAGTACGGTGCCGGCTGGTGGAATCCAGACCCCAATGATATCGAGCATCTGGTTGAAGGATATACTGGCGGTCTCGGAACGACCGTGGAGAAGATGCTCCAGTTCTTTGGGGATATCGCTGGCGGCGAGTTTGTGGTCCGTGATACGCCGTTCCTGCGAAGGATTCTCTCCCTCAATGATGAGCGCTACCGGAACACGCATACGACGGAGCTGTACTATTACTATACGAACCGCGCAAAGGACACGAAACGGAAGATTCGTGAGGCCAGAAAGAACGGCGATGCAGACAAACTGGACGATTTGTATGAAAGCGACGACTTCGAGATCATGAACATCTGCGAATCGTATGACGGCCTTTTGAAATGGTACAGCGACGAACTTAAATTCACGGACGACAAGCAGGACCGCAAGGCCATCATGCACGAGCAGGATGCCGTGCGCAAGGAAATGATTCAAGAAATATCTAACATCGGTAAACAATGATCAAGAAACTCCAACTCAGAGGTATCTCGCGCACGCCGTCGGACCGAGCCAGCGCCGACGGTGGCTGCGCCGAGTCGTTGAACGTACATCTGGACCAGGGCGAGACCGCGCCGACGATGCCGCCGGAGGATATCTCGGAGACTATCTACGGGGAGAACACGCGATACCAGATCATGTTCATCCATAAGATGCCGAGTATAAAGAACTATATCGGCATAAAGTACGATAGCACGAACAGAAACTACAAGTTCGCGGCCTACAACGAAAATGGGACGATGGACAATATGGGCAATGCTGTCACATATCAAGACGACACGCCGGTTCGTTTCGCGAGTATCGGGAACACCCTCATTGCATACTCTGCGAATCGCCCGTACTATTTCCTCTATAAGGATGGAGCGTATATATACCTCGGCACATCCATTCCGAAACCTTCGGTGGAAATTGCATCGCTGAAGGCTGACAACCGCTATGCGACCGCAGAGATTGAGGATGAAGTGCTGAAGGTTGAGGACGACGAGGATGTATGGAATAGTGCGGCTATTAGTGGGAACGAGCATAACGCAGGACTTCTCTCCACGATGAGAAACCTGTGGGACTCAGTAAAGCTGGGGATTGGCAATGCAAGGAACGATGGAGTCTTTGTTGCTCCGTTTTTTATCCGCTATGCGCTGAAGCTCTATGACGGCAGCTATATCCACACATCCACGCCTATCATCTGCGGAGGAGCGCAGTCGCAGAACTGGTTGAGAGTCTTTCTCAGCGGAACCGAAAGCTATACGCTGTCCGCGAACTTTACAAATGCGTTCCGCGTATACCTTCATGGCACTTACATCGCTGCGAACTGGGGAGACCTGGTCAAGTCTATTGACTTCTTCGCATCCACGCCCATCTATGCTCCGGCGATGGAATCTGCGTACTATAAGATGACTGCCAGCAACGAAATCATCTTCGAGAAGATGGGCGATGCAGAGCGGGCCAAGACAATCCATGACGAGGTGTTCTCGAAGGGACAGTTCTACAAGATCAAGAGCATCGAGATCAATGACAGCATCGGGATGGGAGAACTTTATGCCGGAACCCTCCATATAGACAATGCTGATGGCATCAGCGGAGACCTTCTGCTTGAGCAGGAAACCATGGTTGATCCTTATAGGGATGGTTCGCAATACATCCCTGGGGCTGACGCGCAGAACTTCAACAGCAGGCTACTGCTCGTCGGAGGTAAGGAGATGCTCTCCCGTGGAGACGACTTCCTCAACGGGCAGGCCACGGACACAACGACATGGGATGGCACACTCTCCGGTAGAAGCCAGTATACGCTCCGCTTCAAGATTGTCGACTCTGCCACTGGAAATGCCCATTATGTAGTGTCGCATTACCGGCATGCAAACCCTACTTTTTACCCGTCTTATTTCTATAAGAACAGTACGGCGGTGAACCTGATGTTCGGCAGCGATAGCGCATCATCCGGCCAGTATCTGATCAATAAACCGTATGCCTGGATTGCCTATCCGGATACACGGTGCAAGCAGGTGGAGATATACTATTCGCCGAATACGAACGCAAAGGTGATCCCGATGGAGCCGCACCCGTATCTTGAATGCGCCGTCGCTTTCCTTGGTTTCGGAGTCCCCGTTACATACTTGTCGAATTATGACTCAGTGACACCGACGACCGAAGAGAACCCGGTTATCGATTCTGAGAACAAGTTGTTCCTCTCTGAATTCCAGAATCCTTTTCTCTTCAAGGCCGGAGGCATCATCACGTTCCCTGACAAGTTGGTTGGGGCGGCAGGTATCACAGTACCGTTAAGCGAAGGGCAGGTCGGAGACTACTCAGTCTATGTGTTCACTGAGGGAGGCATCCGCGTCCTCGTCCCAACGGCAGAAGGCACTTTCGCGGCGAACCTTGCCCATCCAGGACTTTCTCGCCATATCGCCCTTCCGAACACCATCCGCGCGATGGAGCAGGCGATAGTGTTCACCACCAAAAAAGGGGTGATGATCCTCTCTGGCGGCACCGTCACGGACATCTCCCTTGCGATGAACGGCAAGCCTTACACGCTGGAGGCGGAGGTTCGGCAGATGCTCCTGCGGTCACCATGGATGTCTATTCTCAGTCCTACGAACGACACCGAAACCTTCATGGCGTTCATGCGCACGGCGATGCCGGCCTACGACTTCAATGGTGGGCGGTTCATATTCTTCAATCCGCAGAAAGAATACCAATATGTGTACATGCTGGAGACACAGACCTGGCACAAGACCTACACTGGAGTTGACAATCCTACGATCCTCAACAGCTATCCCGACTGCCTCGTCTCCAGAAGACGGCACAACATGCCGGACAACACCCACGAGGTGTTGGACTTCTCTACAATCCTCGACGATGCAGATTATGTGTCCGATGAGGCTGACTCCGTCCTTGGCATCATCGCCACCCGCCCATTCGACCTCGGTGAGCCGGATATCCGCAAGGCCATCCGCAGCATCCGCATCCGCGGCAACTACAACCGCAACAACGTGAAGTACATCATTCTCGGCTCCTTCGACGGCATCAACTGGAAGCGCCTCACCTCGCTTCGTGGTGGCTCCTACAAGCAGTTCCGGCTGATATTGCTCACGGACCTCACGGCCACAGAGCGCATCACCTGGGTGGATGTGGACTATGAGAGCCGCTTTACCAACAGACTAAGATAACTATAGGATATGAATGCACTATTACCTTATCTGAAGCAGATTGCCGACGCCATTGGCAGCAGCGCCAAGAACGGAGGCAAGAAACGGGATGAAGAACTGACTTCCATCGCGAAGAACATCAACACGGCTTCGGTTACCAACAACAACGTGTCCATGGCCGGCAATGAGAATACGAAGGGCATCAGAGACACCCTGGCGAAGGGACTTATCGTCACCGTCCATGACGGAAGTTCGGAGTATGAGAAAAGCATCTTCGCCCTGATGTTCGAGATGCTCCAGCAGGCGATGTTCGTCACGGTGACGGAGAATGGCCAGCAGGTGACGAAGGGCATCGCGCAACTGCTGCATGACATATCCACGGCGCTCGGCACAACGAACACGACATTGGCCTCGATAAATACGAACACATCACGGACCGCCTCGCGCCTGTCAACAGTGAACGAGAATCTTGGCACAACAAACAATCTGCTGGGCGACATTGAGTCTAACACGGACAATATACATGTGACGGCAGAACTTGATGACTCTGGCATTATTGACGCGCTCAAGGGTAACAATCAAAGAAGTGTCGTGGATGCTATAATTTATGCAGATAATTATAGTGTCCTCAGTGATATTAAAGACAATACCGACTCTATAGAAAACCATGTAGCAAGTATAGATAGCAAGACCCCTAATCCAAATTCATAGCAAACAAGGTCCCCTGTCCGGATTATTAACCCTTAACATGTGGTGATGTGTCGGCTTTTCTGGGAAGGGGGACTTTTTGCTGCTGTTGGGAAAGATAGACCTCTGATGTGCGGAGATTGTATAACCTTTGTGTCAGTAACAATTAAATAATCAGAGATATGGAAAACGATCATCCGATTCAATTCTGGCTTAAGGCGATTTATGATGCCATCCGCAACCTTGGTGAAAAGGTTGGTGCCTCGAATCAGGCTGACTGGAACGAGGAAGATACTACATCCGCCGCGTTTGTCAAGAACAAGCCGACGATTCCTACGAACCTCCGCATCACTGTATCGGACATCAAGGGCTTGACGGCATCGCAACTGGAAAGCCTCGAATGTGGGGACATCGTTATCAAGGAGGATTCCAGCGGCAAGCATGCTTATACCGTTTCATACAAAGGAACTGGCGGACTCTGCCTTACCTATACGGACTGTGAGAATGTTGAAACCGTGGCCTACGAAAAGAGCGGTGACACATGGTCTTGGGATAGCACAGATGTGACCCCTATTGCAGGCGAATAATCGAGCCGACAGCAATGAATCTTAGGGTTGAACGTCGCTGGAAGAAGGATACATATACGATCGGAAGATTGTATGTGGATGATGTCTTGTTCTGCAATACTCTGGAGGACAGAGACCGCGGCCTGAACCAGTTTGACGACATAGACCATATCCGGAGCGTAAAGATTCCCGGCGAGACTGCAATTCCGACCGGAACCTATCTTGTTTCGATGAATACCGTTTCGCCAAAGTATTCCGCTAACACATGGTATAAGAACCTCTGCGGCGGAAAGGTCCCGCGACTGACGAACGTGCCGGGATTCGAAGGAATCCTCATCCACGTGGGTAACACAGCCATCGACACTGCGGGCTGCATCCTTGTAGGTCTGAATACCATCAAGGGACGACTTACTTCGTCCAAAGATACGTTCGAATCCCTCTATAAGAAGATGAAGGACGCTCATGTCCGAGGCGAGGATATTGTCATTACTATTGAATGACATAGATATAAAATCGCACTTGCTTTTCTTTGTTTTGTTTTTGGTTTGTACTTGGGTTCATCCGGGGTCAGTTGTGAAAACTCACCCCGTTCTTTTAATGACCATCAGACGCTCATGAAAAAAATTGTTTTGCTTGTAATCTTCGCACTATCTTTGTCCGGATGCTCTCCGAAGGTCGTGCAGCATACCGTTACGGAGATTGAATACCGAGACCGCTTTGTCCACGACACGGCCACCGTGGAGATCCCTGTCGAGGTAGAAAGACTTGTAACCCGTGACACGATGTCGCACCTTGAAAACTCTTTCGCCAAGAGCGATGCCGTGGTGTCGCAGGGACTGCTCTCGCACTCCCTGGAGTCGAAGCCCCAGATTATTAAAGTGCCGGTAAAGGTCAAAGTAACCGATACGCTCTGGCGGGAGTCCGAGAAGACGGCGGAGATTCAGTATGTCGAAAAGCAGATGACGAAGTTCCAGCAGTTCCGGCTGGATGCCTTCTGGTGGATGTCCGCATTGATAGCTGGATTGTCTGTCTGGACCTTCCGGAAACCGCTTCTGAAACTCATCAAAAGCCTTGCATAGCCCCAGTTGGGAAAGATAGACCCCTTGTGTGAGTCCATTTTGTGACATTTGCTTGAAACAAAATGGACTCTCGCTATGTATAGGGCAGATCATCTTATAAGAAGGAAGGCCACACCGACGGACATGGATTCCGTGAAGGCGCGAAAGAAGGAATTTCGTGAAAAGCGCAAGGATCCGGAATTGCTGCGTACCTGTGAACATTTGTGGATGAACCTTTCTGAATTCCGTGAACAGCGCAAGCGCGGTAACAGGTTCTATGACGGAGACCAGTGGGCCGACCTGATTACCGTGAACGGTAAGACCATGACATACCGCGAGTACCTTGTGTCCACTGGCAACGTGGTTATCCAGACGAACCAGATCAAGAACCGCGTGGATACCATTGCGGGCCTTCGCGTTAAGGAGAGAACGGAACCATTGTGCAAGGCCATCGACAGGGATGAGCAGCCTTACGGCGAGCTGGTGACGGCGGGAGTTCTTGCCAATAGCGACAAGAACCAGATTCCGGAACTGGAGCAGAAGTGGATCAGGGATGCCTGCAATGGAGGCTTGTGCATTTCTTACGAATCTTATGACGATACCACCGGCCCAACCGGAAGGCTGGATTCCTGGACGCAGTACATCAACCCGAACCGTCTGTTCTTTGATGCTGACGGAGTTGATCCCAGGCACTGGGATATCTCAATCATCGGTTTGTCGCGTTATGCCACCCGTGAGGAGATGTGTGCGCGCTTCGTCAGAAAAAAGTCCGACTACGACATGCTTAGTGCCCTATATCCTGTCCAGTTCGCTGTACAGAAGGTTCGGCGGTCCGGAGATTTAGAGGATAAGTTCGATGATAACAGGCTTGTGTTCATGGACACCTCCGATCCTGTCCGCTGCTACTTCTGCGAGGTGTGGACGAAGGAGTCGCGGCCTATGATACGACTTCACGATACCAATGTCGGTAAGGAAGAAATCGTCGATTCGGATAATGAAGACTACTTGAAAGAAATCAAGGCAGAAAACGAGCGCCGCAAGGAACTGGCACGTCAATCTGGCTGGTCAGATGACGATATCCCCTATATCATCGGCGATGGTTACGGAAAGGATGAAGAAGAGCGAAGCGGCTTCTTCATGGAGACCTATTGGTACTGCCGTTTCCTCGCGCCGGACGGAACGATCCTCTGGGAAGGGGAAAGCCCTTATGCTGATCGGAGTCACCCTTTCACGCTGTTCACTTATTCGTACATCGACGGCCACATCATCGGCTATACGCACGATGCCATCGACCACCAGCTGGCGATGAACCGCCAATGGGTGATGAGCGAGTGGCTGAAAAGAGAGGGAGCGAAGGGACACGTTGTTGTGCCGAAGTCTATCGTGCCGGATGATATCTCCTATGAAGACTTCGCGAAAAGTTGGACGGCGATCGATGAGATGGTGTTCATCGACCTCGATGAAACCAAAAAAGACCTTTGGCCGAAAGTCATCACCGGCGCTGCGCAAAGCTGGGATTCGTCAAAGGAAATAGCGCTCATCAAGGACCTCATGGACAGCGGCTCCCCCGTGAACGGTGCTTTGCAGGGCAAAGACCCTGGGCGGGCAACCTCTGGTACCCTCTATGCCCAGATGACGACCAATGCATCCACACCATTGGCGGCATTTCTGGAGCAGTACCGCAACTTCATCAAGCAAGCCCTCATCAAGAAGATGAAGAATATCGCGAAGTTCTATGACGCGGAGCGCTGGCAGAAGATCGCCGGAAGCATCGACAGCCTTACGGACTTCTCCACGCTCAACTTGAACGATGTAGCGGATATTGAATTCGACCTGGAACTCATGGAGAGCGCCAATTCGCTGGAGGCTCGTGAGATGCAGGAGCAGGACCTGGCAAACCTTTTGACCGTGGGTGTAATCACCCCGGACGAGTATATGCAACTCAGCCGCAAGACCTATATCCAGAAACTGCGGCAGATGCGCGAGGCGCGTCAGGCAGAAATGGAAGCTGCACAAGAGGCCGGAATTCCAGTCGAAGGATTTGCCACGCAAGTCCCATCGATGGAACCAGCCTAAATCAACCTTGCTTTCTGAAGGCGTTCCTTGATGAACGCCTTTCTTCTTACCTCGCGGTCGTGGGTTGTCATGCCGTTGCCGCCGAAGCGGTCAGCGGTGTGATAGTAGCAGCCGCTGCGAAGCGTGTTCATGGTAAGGAGTCGCGCGGCCATGCCGTAGATGCGTTTTTCGTCCTTGAACTGCTGCTTGTTGTAGGTTACCAGCCTGTCCGGTCGGAAGGAGTTGGCAGCAAGATAGATCATGTCTCCTTCGTCCTTGTGCCTTTGCTCTGCTGCGGCAACCCCTTTCTTGTAGATGAGTTTGGCGTACAGGGTCACAATGATAATGGCTGGTTTGCGAAATAGTCTCTTAATGTTCATAATGATGGGATTTGAAATCATATATTGGTAAGTCCGTATTTGTCTCCGGATATTTTCTTGCGTTCCTGGGGTTTTGTCTGTTCTATCCATTGCGGCCACGGCATTTCCTTATAGCATACCCAGAGTCCGATAGCGCGGGACATCACCACGTCGTCGTGCTTGCCGTGCTCGGCATCCGTCTTCCCGTGGTCCTCCATGTACGAGGCCATCTCTGAACAGCACAGGTCGCTCGGCTCATCCCACAGATCATCGCGCAGGCACTCCTTCATGAAGTTGATGATTTTCGGCTTTGTGCTCCAGTTGGTCTGGAAGCCCCATTTGAAGATGATCTTGCCGTCTGCATCCTCTTCCGGTGCGCTGCGCATGTAGATGTTTTTGTAGTACCGTGCAACGATGTCCATGATGTACTCGAAGGAGTCTATGCCGTTGTTGCGCTCGGCATTCATGGACTCCAGCGTGTTGGACTCTACCACCAAACGGGCGTTGCCATACCACTTCGCGAGGCGCATGGCATCGTAGGCTTGCAGGTCCGGATCTGCCTTGTAGTTCATCTCCGCCACGACACCGGGTTTTCCGTTGAGGCCGAAGTCGTGCATCATCAGCAGACGGTCGATGACCGTGATGCACGCCGGGTCCGCTCCTTCGCTGGCACCCCTTCGCGGATCCAAGACCACGAGATAGCGGTTGCTGACGGGCGAGTCGTCGGGCATCTCCCAGATGCGCAGGTTTCCCGTGGAATTGGGGATGAAGCGGATATTCTTGATGGCATCCTCGCCTTTTTCTCCATCTGCTACCAGGTCTCCGACGAACTTGGGTGCTACGCAGCGAAGGGACTTCTGGTGTACGAGGAACGGGTCGAAGACATGGTTTCCGGCGGTGAAGAACGCTTGCTCTGGTGTTTCCGGAGCCTCGTTGCACATCTTTGCGAAAGAGAGGCGCAGGCGGCGATACCTATACCAGTTGATGTGCTCTAGCGTGGATCCTATCTTCCAAAGCCACCAGTAGTATTTGCCGCTGTCGCGCCACTTGCCGTTGCGCGTATCTTCGTCCTTGTGCGTAACGAGCCACTCAATGAACTCACGCAGATTGTCGATCTTCTTGTTGTCGTAGATGATGTCGCGGGAAGGGACGAACACCTGCTGATAGCCGCCATTCCCGTCGGCGCAGGACTTCCAGACATCCGCGAAGTAATCGTCGTAACTCTTAGCCGTGGACTCCATGACACGCATGGAGTCTTCGTCGTCGGTCATACCGCCTTCGATGTCTGCAACGATATCTTCGGCCTGCTTCCCGGGAGTATCGGGCCACAGACCAACCTCGGAGTAGTGAGCGCCGGAAATATCCTTAGAACGGAGCGTATCTGGTTTCTCTGCCGTGCCGATATAGATATATCCTTCCAGGACCTGCTTGTTGTTATGGTCTTTTATTGCGAAGGCATGTCCCGTGCTGTCTGCTGGCGCAAGGCGCAGCTCCGTTCCGTCCGGAAGCCCGAGGTCCCATGCCGGATAATCCTTGATGGTGCGTTTCAACATCGTCAGAATCGTCTCGGACGCTGACGAGGTGTGCGCGGCGATGGCAAAGGAGTGGAACTCGTTCCACTTGAACTGAAGCCAGCACTGATAGAAGAAGCAGAACGTAGATCCGCCCCACTGACGGGCCTTGAGGATGATGAGGGATATTGGCAAGCCCTGAGCGCGCATCCTCTCGCAGATGGCCAGCACCTCCAGTTGCGGAAGGTTGAGCACGAAGCGGACACGCTTCTTCGCCGTCTTGTGCTTGATCCAGATGCAGAAGAAAGCCCAGTGTACGAAGTCGTGCTTGTGGCGGATGCGTCGTATGCGCCGCTCTATCTCCAGATGGTCCGGCGCTCCGTACTTCCATTTCTTTGTCTCGATATACTTCTCGATGCCGCCGGCCTTCACCAACTCCTTGATGAGTTTGTTCTTTATCATGGCTTCCGGCACCCACTGCACTGGGACGGCGTAGTCCGGGATGCAGAGCTTGACACGCTTGAGTCCCGTCAGTTCCGCAATCCCCTCCCCGGTCACAGGGTCATACTCTGCCCGCAGCCTCTTCCAGCGCTTCTCGTTTTCTTCGAGAAAGGAGTTATAGATATCGTCGGCAATCACGGGTAAGGTCTTGATGGAAGCGTCTGAGGGATGCGCCGGCCATGCCCAGCAGGAAGGCGGCGATGTGCGTCGTGGCGCTAAGACTCGGGATGAACACCATGGCCACCGTGATGACGAGGAAGGTTATTACGGCGTGCTGCTTCCACCACGGCGAGGAAAGGGCGGGAGTGCGCAAGCCGAGGACGGCGTAGAGGACATTTGAGAAGCCGATCACTGGCCGGAAGGATAACGGATAGACCAATACGGCGATGAAAAATGCAACTAGTAGCACTTTATTGTTGTGACTAGGTGCAAAAATGCTCCATGCCGCGACGGCATTCACGGCGAGGTGCCACCAGTTCGCGTGAAAGAACGAATAGCAGAGGGCGCGCTGCCAGTAGTGATCTGCGCCGGAAAGGAATTCCGGCGCGCCGAATACGGCCTGCAGGAGCACCAGCAGGGCAATGATCGCTATCCTCACCATCGCCGCATCCTCCTTCGTCGCTTGATCTCCTTGTTCAGCATCTTCCTCGCTGCATCGGGCGTGAGGAAGAACTCCGGAGCGGGCTGCTCGATGAGGTACTCCATGATCCACATGCGTGGCTGGGTGTTCCCGGGGTTCTCAGCCATGAAACGCTTGTATTCTTTGAACAGTTCCAGTGCCATCCTCCGGGTAGAAGGATGCTGCTCGGCGAGGATGTCATTGTTCAGGAGCCGTCCGATGAGGACGGAGGCACGTTTGGCTGAGATAAAGTATCGTGGCGCAGGATGCTGTGCGCACCAGCGTCCTGCCTTGAAGAGCGAGTCGAAGCGCCCTTCATCCAAACCTTTCTTGAAAACGGAATAGAGGGCTTCCGCCTTCTTCTGTTTCAGTCCGGTGTCTCTCATTCCAGATGACAGAAGGCGTAGTCCCCGATACAAATATAGCACTTTTTTGCAAACAAAACAGCCAGTTGGGAAAGATAGACCCCGCATCCCGCAACGACGTGGTAATTTTGGGCAGATTAAAAGATTTTCCTATGGCACAAGACACAAAAAAGACTCCTTCCTCGCGTGAGAGACTTCTCTCGCGGGCTCGTGAGCGCTTTCCCGACCGCACATTTGCAGAACCCGGCGCGGCTCCGCAGGAAGGCGTTGCAGACCTCGACGATGCCATCAACGAGATGCTTGAGGATTATGCAACCCGGCAGGCAACCTATGACGAAAACAACGCACGTCTCTCCGAGCTGCTGAGGAATGACCCTACGGCGGCTGAATTCCTTCAGAAGTGGATTGATACAGGTGACCCCCGTACGGCACTTGTCGAAATCTTCGGTGACGACCTCGGCATGAGCGAAGAGGGTCGGAAAGGATTCCAGGACCAGCTGGCATCCTGGCGAAGGCGGCGTGACGAGAGCAAGGCAGCGGACGAAAAGGCCGAGAGCAATTACAATGATGTGTCTTTGCCGGCCCTTGAAGAGTGGGGAAACAAGAAGGGTCTCTCCATTGAGCAGAAACGCGATGTCATGATCAAGCTCATCGACATCGCCGTCCGTGGTGCATTTGAAGGTCTCTATACCGAAGAAGACTTTGAGATGGCATGGAACGGCATCAACCATGACACGGATGTGGCCGCAGCCCGGGAGGAAGGCCAGGTTGCAGGACGCAACGAGCGTATCGCAGCGGCGCGCCGCGACCGCAGCACCGCAGGGGCCATGCCGCCGGCATCGGCGATGCGGCAGGGCGGTTCGGCAGTGGAGCGCAAACCAAAACAGAAGAGCTTCTGGGGACAGGTGAATGAACGATAACTAACACAAAAACCAATACCACATCATGAAAACAATCCATTTTCTCAAAAACCACAAGATGAGCGTCCTCGCGATGCTGCTTGTGCTGTTCGCAGCACTCCTTGGCGCGGATCCTTGTTTCGCCATGGCAGTAGATCCCGTGGAGCTGGCCCCCGCTGGCAACCCCTCTGAAAACCTTAAGACTGTCAGTGAAAGCAACCCCGGTGGCCGTCCAGCGGACGAGACTCCGCAGACCGACGAGCAGGGTTTCAAGACCCAGATGCAGGGCAAGGCCGCTACCGCGACGGACATCCGTGACGCAGGTCTGGAAGCGGAAGACTACGACGCTGACGTGGACGAGTTCCAGAAGTTTAAGTTCCCGACGGAGACACTCATCGCCCGCAAGTGCCGCCCGGTCCGCGTCCACTCCTATGTCCATGGCCACTACCGCACCGGCTCTACCGACCTTACAGCCGTTTATAATGGCAGCAATGTTACCATTGCAGCAGGCGCGAACACCGAAGGCAAATACACTTATGCAGACAACGTTCTCCTGCTCGACCGAAGCGACTTCGACAATGCGGGATGCCTCTTGGAATACAGCACCGTGCTTCTCCGCAAGACCGCAGGCTACCGCAAGGATGAGGAGGGTAACGAAGTCCACGACGGCGAGATGGTCCTCTACGTTCTCGACCACAAGGACAGCAACAGCAAGATTCGCTTCAAGGTGCTCAATCCGCCCGTGAAGAAGGCTGTCGGCACGTATGGCAACGACGGCTACGAACCTGCCACCTCCGTCACCATCGCGGCAGATACCAAGTTTGTCGTGCTGGCGACCGCAGGCTCTGAATCCCAGATCCATGTTGCTCCCGAGACCTATCTGCCCGTCAAGAGCGATGCGTTCCTCCAGAAGAAGATCTGTACCGCCGTCATCACCGATGCTTTCGAGGACCAGAACAAGAAGGTCGAATGGAACCGTAACAAGGTCCTCCGTAACATGGAGGCCAACTTCAAGCGCAAGAATTCACGTTCCCACTGGGCCGGTACCGGAAGGCGCGTGGATGTATGGGTTTCCGAGATCAACGGTCGTGAGGCTGCCTATACCGAGATGGGTGTGATTCGCCAGATTCCGATGCTCTACACCTATGGTGCCGAGTTCAACGACGACGACCTGCTGGCAATCAACACCCTGATGTTCACCAATAACTCCGTCTCCGACGAAGCCGACGTTGCTTGTGGTAAGAAGGCACTCCAGCGTCTGATCCGCTTCGTGAACTCTACCGAAAAGTACCGCGACATCAGCAAGGTGGATGTAAACGAGTTCGGTATCGTGGTGCGCCGCTACCGCGACAACTTCGGTACCCTTAACTTCTACTGGGACCAGCAGCTGGACGACCTCGGCTACGAGGAATACATGTTCGCAATCGACTGGACGCATGCTGACCGTCCGTACATGGTGAACGAGAAGTCCACGACTCGCGATATGTCGAAGACCGGCGAGGCTCGCGAGGCAAAGGAATACAACCTCTGCCGCATCGACTGCGTGCGTCTGAACGGCTACAACGCCGTGATGATCGTCCCGTCCAACATCGCCCTCGACGCGGCGAACACCGGCGGCATTCAGGCCGAGTTCCTGCAGACCACCACGCTTGCTTCCAACGGCACCGATGTGAACGGCAATGCCATCAGCACCGCCAAGAAATACTACATCACGCAGGATATCGCATCCCTCGGCTTCGAGAAAGGCGATGTCGCCGAGTACGACCCGGAACTGGAGCAGTGGGTACATTTCGAGGGCCTGATGAACAAGGTGGCTTGACTCGTTCATGAATGAAAGGGAGGGAACACAGCATCCCTCCCTTCCTTCCTTAAAACAATCCCATACGTTATGAGTACAAAGATTTACGGAATCTACGGGCGCACGACCGCCATGCTGCGCATTCCTACCGGAAAGGGCAAGGCTTTCATCGAAGTAACGTTCGACCGTGGCATGCCCAACGGTGGGCCGAACTATCGGCCTGCGACATTTTCCACTTCCGATCCCGTGGTGCAGGACATTCTCGAATCGAGCACCCTCTTCGGATCGCTGTTCACGATCTACCGCGTTGTGCGAAACGAGAGCGATGCGCCGAAACAGAATACGGAACAGAAGAAGGATATTGAGCCGCTGGAAGGCATCGAGACCAAGGAGGAAGCAGTTTCCTATCTCAAAGGCCGTGGCGCAAAGGCCACGCAGCTGCGCACCAACGATGCCATCCGCCAGTATGCCGAGAGCATCGGCGTTTCATTCCCTAACCTGTCTCTCTGATGACAACGATCACCCCTACGGAAGCCGTGAACCTCGTCCGGAAGAACCTCGACGAGCAGGATCCCAACGGCTCTATCATGTACACCGACGAGAACGGCTCTTCCTCGGCATACGGGGATAACGCCTCTCTTGACAGCCTCATCAAGAAATTTCTTCCCGAGGCTGTCAATGCGGTACACATGGCAGCGCCGGTGCAGCTTCTGGAGGGGAAAGAGCATGAATTTACGGAGTCGGATACCGTCGAGATCCTTACTGAAGGTGAAGATCCCGCCGGTATCCTCTCCATCGTGCTTGGAGATACATCCAAGTTCCTGCGGCTGGTGGCTTTCCAGGCCGCAGACTCGTCCGTCATCGTGACGGATGCCCTGGGCGAGGCAACGCCGGAAGGGCGCAAGCAGCTTAACAAGTATATCCGTGGCCGCGCTGACCGTCCGCGGCTTGTTCTCCTGCAGGGAAGACACAGCGGCCCGGAATTCAAGTATTATACGCTCTCCGATGCGTCGGTCTATGAGTCAGACGCTACGGATGCGATTACCCAGTTCTCCTACGTAGAAGAACAGTTCTATTCGTCTGAGGCAACAGGCTACGACATTAGCCGCAGGCTTCGTCAGAACATCATTGACTGCCTCACCGCGATGGTCATGGTAACCTTCGGCGACCAGCGAGCGGAAGCCTTCAACCAACGAGCAAACAATTTCAGCAAGATATAACATGGACAACATCTTCTCCAAAGGCATCCCATTGAACGTAATCTGGCATTTTACGAGGCCGGATGGCGCTGCATTCGACATTGGCGGCTATCAATACAGACTGTTTTATGGTGTCGGAAACCGTTATACGGAAGTGTCTGACACGCGAGTGGCGGAAAATACTATTTCATGGTTGTTCCCTGCAGAGAAGCAGACGACGGCAGGTTCGTACTCGCTACGCCTGTTGCTGTTCCAAAACGGAAACCTGTTGTGTACGTTCAACTACAACAATGCTTTTGCCTTTTTCCATGGCAACTCGGCAAACACCTTGCAGGAGGACGAGCAGACAACATCAAATACCGTGGATCTCTTCACTGCGGCAGAATTCTACTTGTTCTCTCCCGTCATCCCGACAGTTGGCCCTGATGGGTACTGGTATGTAAACGGAACAAGGGTGACGGACGGAAATGGCCAACCCGTGCCGTCTTCGCATACCGTGGAATACGATTCCCCAACGAACTATATCATCATCGACCGTGGCCGCGTTGACAAAGATGGACAAAGCATCCAGCAGACCATCACTGCCATTGCTGAAATGCTGAGTTCAGTTGAGGATGCTGAATCTGATCGCGCTGCTGCTGAGTTGATTCGCAATTCGAATGAAACCAGCCGAATAGAAACGGAAGGTCGTATGAATAATATTCTGGGAAGTATCGTGGTGAACTTCCTTAGCGGTACTGACCTCTATGAGCAGGCCGTTGAGCAAGGATACCAGGGGACGAAAGAAGAATGGCTCACTTCTCCGTTTGGCGTGAAAGGGGTGGGCATTGATGACATTCAACAGACCGTCGTAAGCAATGTCAGTGGTGGCACAAACGTGGTAAAGATCTCGATGAGCAACGGCCAGTCATACTTGTTCACTGTCCTGAATGGTGAAAAAGGTGAACGTGGCTTCCAGGGCCTCCCGGGTGCCACTGGTGCACAGGGTCTTCCCGGTGCTACGGGTGCTACGGGTCCGAAAGGCGACAAAGGTAACAAGGGTGACTCCGGCGTGTCGCTCGGGGATGTCGTTCTAACCACCGACCTTGACGAGACTGAGACCGGCAAAGCCCTCGATGCTTCTGCCATGCAGACCATCCCGCACTTCGTTGATGAGGAGCAGGAGATTGAGGATGTGCCGAGCAACTACTATAAGAAACCCCAGGTGGATGAGATGATTGCAGCTCATACCACCTCCGTCAATAATGCTATTAACCAGCAAAATGATACGTTGTCTAGATTTGGAACACGTATCGATGATGTCGAAGAGACGGTTGAATCTTTTATTGCTGATCGTCCTATCTCCGGCACGACAGGGCAGCGGCCCGTAGTGGGTACTGTCGGATATATATACTTTGACACTACTCTCGGAAAGCCGGTTTGGTGGAACGGTACCGCCTGGGTAGATGCAATCGGCACAGTAGTAAGTTAATATGACAACCTTCGCTTGTAGCTTGACCATCGCAAGCCTCGTCTTGTTCGCCGGATTCGTATTACTTGGAATCTGGAAGTTCGGACTGCTGCCCTCTTACTCTGCCTATGCGGATAAGTGGGCGGTTGCCGTGCCTATCGATGACAGGACGAACCTCTGGTCTGCGGTTACGATCATCGTGGCGATGCTGATGGTGCCTGCGTTGGTAGAGACCGGCTACGGCAATCCCTGGCAGTTCCTTGGATTCTTCTGCCCGTTGTATCTTATCGTGGTAGGCTTCACTCCGAAATGGGCACACAGCATCAAGCAGCATATCATCCATAGCGTAGGAGCGTTCCTCTGCGCTGGAGCTGCGGTATGCTGGCTCATCCTTGTACGGAAGCAGCTTCCGATAGCGGTATTCTCTCTTCTTGGCGCTTTGGCTCTCTCGTTACTCACGAAGAGCCTGAAGAAATCCTATACCTTCTGGGCTGAGATGTCAATGTTCGCAGCCGTGTATGTATCACTCTTAATCCCTGGTGAATAAAAAACAATAAAGATATGGCAAAGAAAGTTACACTCAAAGACAAAGACGATGTGACTCTGTATCCGCATACATCTGTAACCGCCGTTTATGACGTGAACGGCGATCCGATGTCAGACTTTGAGGTCATCAATGATTTGGTGACAGGAGGAACATCGAAGGCACTTAGCGCTGAACAAGGGAAGAAACTAAATACAAGAGTAGACGGGTTGTATGGTACTGAAGATAAAGAAATAAGCCTTACTTCTTATATTGCCAATGCCCATAATGGAAATATCTCTTTTAGTAGCGGAAAGTGGGGCAATTTTACTTCGAATAATCAGCATATTATCGTTCCTGTGCAAGCAGGGAGAACCTATATGCTTCTGGCAAAAGATACCGGGACACTTTCCTTACGCTATGCATGTCTTTATGATTATAGTTTTCCTCACTCTGCATCTACGCCTGACTATTGTGAAGGGTGGACCAAACCCTTGCTTAGTCCTATAGGTGTTCCTGTTGAACTTATCGCTCCGGAGGATTGCAAATATCTCTATTTTGAATACATTAACAACACCTCTACGGTTGCACTTGAAGTAATTTTAAGAGGCATGTCAAGCATACTCAAAGATATTGAGGGGCAGATAGAGGCTGTCGATGGCCATGTGTCTTCCGTCGAGTCGGATGTCAATGCTATAAGCGATGTCATTGACTTGATTGAAGGAACGGAGGATTCGGCTGTGGACCTTACAGCATCAATAGCGGATGCACGGAATGGCATTATCAGTTTCACCAATGGGCAGTGGGCGAATAAGGTATCAACTCATCAGCATATTATTGTGCCAGCGCTCCCGAATCGGAAATATGATTTGTTGGCGAAAGATATTGGCATGTTGAGTCTCCGTTATGCTTTTTTCACTGAAACTCCGACCAATTACAACACAACTCCGCCATACTGCTCTGGTTATTCTCTGCCGTCTGTTAAAGCAAAAGGTATCGTGGAAACTGTGACGACTCCTGCGGACTGCAACTACTTTTACTTCGAGTACATCAATAATAACAACACCGCAGACCTTTCTGTCACGCTGAAGGGCATCAAAGGACAAATTGATGAATTACAAGAAGATGTTGATGTCATCAGGGCTTCCGGATTTGATACTTGGAGTGGTAAAAAAGTCGCTTGGTACGGCACATCTATTCCTGCTGGCAGTAATTTCCGTATCCCCATCAAGGCAAATGCCATTGATGCGTATATTACCTCATACAAAGTCGAAAAGACTAGCATCACCGCAGAGGATAATCTTCCTTGTGAGTACCCCGTAATCGCCGCATCCTTGCTTGGCGCGAGTACCGTGCATAATGAATCGGTCGGCTCGTCAAGAATTGCCAAGAACACAACGGATTCCCGTCTATTGATTAGGTGTAAGGCACTTTGTAATACTGTGCAGGAAATCTGCTCATATATTTGGGGAAGTTACAACATTGACATCGCAAATCAGACTTTCGAGGAGAACCATGAAAACACGATAGGCATTACGACCTTCTTGACCACTGCTGGAACTTGGGTAAGTTTTGTTAACAATGTTATGATTTGTCTCTCGCAGTCGTACCAAATTAAGCTGACACTGCGACACCTTATCAGTGATGCGACGCAGCGCAGCGCTTACGTGCATGATGTTTTTGGTGAATACTATGATCGGTTTGTTGCGATGCTCACATCTGTGAATTATACACTTGCGGACCTCGTAGGATATAACGAAGTAGATTTGTTCGTACTTGAACACTCGGTTAATGATTCCAATCCGAGCATGGATTACCCTGTAACGAGTGATGACGTCACTACGTTCCAAGGTGCTTATAACAAGATCATCGGTGAGATTCTACGGTATAAGCCGTCCGTTCGTATCGCAATCGTGTCAAACTATGGCCCGGATTCATCTGAAATCACTTACAACAAAGACAAGACCGCGAAACTTAAAGAAATCGCGGAACATTGGCAAATCGCATTCTGCGAAATGCGGAAATATATCAATGTGTCAGCAACAAAGCAAATGACGCAGGGATATTGGGAACAAAATGCGAATGTGTGGCATGATAGCGGTTTTCAATGGTCGGAAGATGCGGGGAATGATGCCTTCACGACCAACGCATATTTCCACCCGGACTTGTATTCTTCTTCACTTGTGGCTATAAAGCAGAACATCAACCCTCAGCAAATACACGGTGTGTGGTACTGGGAAGCCCCAGCACGATACATTTGGATGCGAGATGCCGTTCACCCGCATTCCGATAATGGTGGGCGGCTTTGCATTATCATTGCCAAGACGCTCGCTAAGTGGCTGCTTACTATTCCTCCGCTTTCGTAGTAATTACTAATTGATATATCAATGAACTGGACAAGTATAATCATCGCTGTAATTGGAGCCACAGGTTTCTGGGCTGTCATCAAGGCTCTGGTGGATAAACAGAAATCGGCCTACGATATGCTTATCACCACGATTGCCGAGCTGAAGGAGCTGTACGAGACACAGAGCGCAGAGTTCAAACAAGAGAAGATGGACTCCGCCGAGAAGTCTGCGGTCATCGCCAAGACACATAAGTGCCTTCATCGGTTCAAGGATCCGGACATCCAATGCCCTGTTGAGGTTGCCAATGATTCCCGGCTGGAGAGCCGGTGTAGCAGATGCCAGTACAATTCCGTTGATGACGACAAAAAGTAGTCCCTATCATGCAGGATAATGTCGGCAAAAAGATTCTTGCAGAGTTCCTGGGATTCTTGAAGTATAAGGTTGATCACGACCTTCTGACCATGGAAGAGGTGGAGTCTCTTGCAAAGACCATAGAGGAGAATGTGACAATTCTGGGGACGACAGACGACTTTGCAAGATACTATGGTCAGTCGAAGACGAATGTCTCATCTGTCATAAACCGCAGGATGATACAGAAGCCGACGAGGAAGGTGTACTATTCTTTCAAAGCCTTCCGAAAGATTATTCCGGACAAGTGGAGAATTCACAAATAAACAACTAGTAAACAGTGTGTTAAGACAAAGGTGTGACTTAGTTTCACACCTTTTTTCGTGTCGCGAACTTTGCCATACGTTAAACCCTTAAACTCTTAATGTTATGGCAGAATCTACAGTTGTCTACACTCCCGAAAACAACGGGGGTAACGTGCCGGCCTACAACATCATGCTAATTACCGGACACACCAGCGAGGCGACCTTCCGCAAGTACATCAAGTTCGAGAA